GACTAGGAGTTATAGATGGCATACGCAGCGAGACGGTCATATGCAGGTGCGGCACCCGCATGCACCCTGACCAACGCTATTACCTCGTCTGACACGTCTGCGCTTCTTACTGGTGACGTAACTAACTGGAACAACACCGCTAACGGTTCGTTCTACATGGTTATCGACCCAGGTCTTAGTACCGAAGAAAAAGTACTTGTAGGTTCACGCTCAGGTTCCTCACTATCAAGCATTACCCGTGGAGTTGATGGCACTACCGCCTCCTCGCATAACGCTGGTGCAACCTGCTATCCAGTTTTCACCGCTGTTGACGCTGACCAAGCCAACGCTGTAGCCGCCGCCCTGACAACTAAGGGTGACTTGCTAGTTACTACTGGTTCGGCTCTAAACCGTTTGGCTGTTGGTGGTAATGGTGCGATTCTTAATGCTGATTCGACTGCAACGAATGGTGTTGCTTGGTTGGCTGCTGGTACTGCTGGTTATGTTCTTACGTCTGCTGGTGCGGGTAATGCACTAACATGGGCTACGGCAGCATCACCGTCCGATTCAGACCAAAACGTTATTGCAGTTCAAATCTTTAGTTAAGGAGTATTTATGGCAACATTTACAAAGTTAGCGTTACAACCTGCTGGTACTACTGGTACTGGTTTGGGTGTGAAGGTGGCTGCAACCGCAACAGCAGGAACAGCGATTCATACTGCGTCGACTACGACGACAACGATTGACGAGATTTGGTTGTATGCGGTTAATACTTCTACTTCTTCTGTAAAGTTGACGATTGAATGGGGCGAGGCAACTGCACCTGATGGGAACATCGAAGTAACTGTTTTACCTGAAGCAGGTTTGGTGACTGTGATTCCTGGTTTATTGTTGCAAGGTAATGCGACAGCAAAAGTTGTTCGTGCGTTTGCTGGTACTGCCAACGTGATTGTCATGCACGGTTTCGTAAACAGAATCACGGCGTAAATTATGCCTATTCCTGCTGGATATACAAGCGGTCAAATCGTTCAGGCTGTACCTACTGGAATCAACTCTGCGTTTGTTTATTTAGCGGGCGCATCATTTAGTGCTCAAACAACAGTAAGTATGGCAGCAGGTGTTTTCACATCTACATATAAGACTTATCGTGTTGAGTTCCAAACTGTAGCCAGTGCAGCAATCAATATAACTATGAGAGTGAATGCTTCAGGAACTCCAGTTACATCAGGTAATTACGCACAAGCAATTTCAATGATGAATACTGCTGGAAGTGCAAGCGGTAGTGGAACAGGTAGCGGAACATCACTTCCATTAGTAGCAACAGACAGCAGTTCACCTTTCCCTGCTTATGCCTCTATAACTATCTATGACCCTGCGAACGCAAGTTCAAATACAGGTGCAACATATATGAGTTATGGTTCAATCGCTGGCGGTGCTGGAACATCGGGTTTGTCTATGGGTGGTTTGCGTTTTAATAGCAACGCAGCACATGATGGGCTTACATTCATCGCAGGTTCAGGAAACATGACAGGCTTCTATCGTGTGTACGGATTGATTGAAGGGTAATTATGTCTGAATATCAAATACAAATCGGGAATGAAGTTCGTGATATGACAGAAGTTGAGATTGCTCAACGCAAGAAAGATGTTGCCGAACATAAAGCACAAGCCAAAGCGCAAGCAGACCGTGAGGTTGCGAAGGATGCTGTTCTTGCGAAACTTGGTTTGACTGCTGATGAACTTGCAGCATTGTTGGGGTCGTAATGCCTACTACTCGTGACACTGGATACATTTCCGCATACCCTGTAGTCGTTGGTTACTCAAACGTGTATGGAACTGCATCAGGTGGAACTTCATCAAGCATTACGGTTGGCGGTCAGAACTACACGCTTTTAACTTTTACAACTGATGGAACTTTAACTGTTTCTACCAGCGGGTTGTTTGATTGCTTGCTCGTTGGCGGTGGGGGAGGCGCAGGATACTCTGCCGTTCCACTTGGCGGTGGTGGTGGCGGTGCTGTTCTTCGGTCAACTGTTTACATTGCTGCTGGAACATACGCGGTAAAAGTTGGTGCTGGTGGTTCTGGTGGTGCTGTCGGTGGTGGTTCCGCAATCACAGATATTTTTTACGCTGCTGGTGGAGGCGGTAGCAGTGGTCATGCAACCCCAACAGGTCAACAGACAGGTGGAAACGGTGGCGGTACTGGGGGTTTTGGAAGTAGTGGGTTTGGTTCGGCGTATACTGGGGTTACTGCTGGTTTATATGGTGGAGTTGGATACTCTGGCGGCTCTAAGTCTGGTAGTGCTGGCGACGGTGCTGCTATTGGTGGCGGTGGCGGTGGTGCTAACGGTAATGGTTCTGGTGGCACAGGGGGTGCTGGACGTGACCAATCGGATTTCTTAGGTAATTCCTCTGGAACAAACTATTTTGGTGCTGGTGGCGGTGGTTCAAATGGAACAGACGGTACTGGAAATGTTGCTAACAGTGGAGGCGGAGGTCATTCGGGGTCGAGTTCCCACTCTGCTCGTGCTGGTGCAGTGTACGTAAGGTTTAGAGTATGACACAGTATTTTGCAAAAATTGAAAACGATATTGTTGTTGAAATTGCGTGTGTACAGAAATCGTTTATGGATGCAAACCCTGAACGTTACCCTGGCGAGTGGGTCGAGTGTTTTCAAGACTGTGAAAACCCTGCCGCAGACGCAAACTACGCTGTAATAAATGGTGCATACAATCGTGCGTCTGGCACATTTGGTTGGTGGCAGCCTCCAGTAACCCAGATTGTTGACGTACCCTTAGAGGATGTTACCGCAAACTTGCGCGGTGAATAATCTTGTTTTTATAGCAGGCACACCAAGAAGCGGAAGTACGCTGCTTGTTTCTGTTCTGGCACAAAACCCAAGGTTCAAGGCAGGAAGAATGTCTGCGCTATGCGAACTGATGTGGCAAACGAAGTTAGTTTTTGATTCATACGCTTCTGCTACTGGGGAACCAGCAGAACATTCTGATAGCACCATGTCTGCTTTGCCTGGTTTGTACCATCAAGGTGAAGACAAATCTGTTGTCTTTGATTTCTGTAGAAGTTGGACAAGGCAGGCAAACCTTGATTTGATTTCTAAATACATAACTAATAAACCAAAAATAATCTGTCCATTCCGCAACAAGGATGAAGTAATTGGTTCATACCAAAAACTATTTGAATCCAACAATAGGACTGATTTTTTTGAATCTGGTTTCTACCAAGAAACATTAGATAACTTTGATTCCCTAGAACATGCGATGCAACTTGGCGATGACCGATTTCTTTTTGTGAAATATAAAGATTTGGTTCAATCGCCACAAATTGTATTCGACAAGATTTATTCTTTTATCGGCGCAGAACCATTTGTCCATGATTTCGACAACGTTGTTTGTGATTTTGCAGAAAACGAAACGGTGGCTGGGCTGGTTGGGTTACACGACATAAGGAGGAAAATTGGATTCTGAAATAAAAATGTTTGACAATGTTCTTGCCGAGTCGCACAACGCCTCTTTAATGAGCATCGTTTCCGATGAAGATTTTCAATGGCAACTCATAAGAGACATCGCCAGCAACGGGAACAATGAGGATGACATAACTCAGTATGCGTTCAGGCACCGTTTGTGGTGGGAGGATGAGAAAGTTTCAACGTGGACTAGTTGGTTTCAGCCATTAGTTGATTTCTGTGCTCATATCGCAGGTGGTTCTCTTGTTGGTATCCCTAAAGTTTGGATGAATATGAACATGAACTACGGGCTGCAGAACGGGAACCTGTCTCACTGTGATGGGTTCATGCACCTTGAAACAGAAACGTTAAAAAGGTACACGGGCATCTATTACCTAAACGATTCAGATGGTGACACATTGTTTTATGCGGATGACGGTCAAACGGTTGTTGGTTCGGTAAGTCCGAAAGCAAACAGGGCTATTGTTTTTCCGTCTCGGTTGCTTCATTCACGGCAGTTGCCAACCAAAAACAATAGAAGGTTGGTGTTAAATATAAATGTGCTGGTTGATATATCGTGAAAAGCCGATGGCTAATTCTTATCCCCGCAGTATTGTTTGCGTTGTTTGCGAAACCTGCTAAAGCCGATGTTCTCGGTGAATGGACATACAGCCAGTCATGTGCGACAGGTTCAGTTGAAGTTGTAGATAACAGCATCATCCTGCATGGTCCTGACGGTGGTTGCGCTGGCGCTAACTGGGTCAAGATTGAGACCACAATCCCCGCAGATGTAGACACAATAGATTTCACGTGGGCATATCAAACCAATGATGGTTGGGTATATGACCCGCCACAGTACGGCATCAACGGCGTATACACCTTGCTTACACAACAGAACAATGCGACAGGCTCGCTCTCTGTACCCGTCAATGAGGGTGATGTGTTCACGTTCCGCCAGTATTCGACTGACACCTGTTGTGCTCCTGGGCATCTAACTATTAGTAACCTGTCTTTATGGGCATCTATAACCACATCCACGACATCAACGACAACGACGACTACTACTTCTACTGTCCCCGTAACGACTGTCCCTGTCACCAACCCGACTACTACGACAGT